CTCCCGGTCAACGAATGTATAGGAGAATAAACACATGGCACGTAAGTCAGGAGCTGTAAGGCATACGCACAAGTATTACAAGGCCGAAGATGGTCTATGGTATTGTGGAATGGAGTCATGCACTCATTTCATGCCACGGAATGTAGCTCATCAGGTGGCAGGGAAACTGAGTAAATGTTGGGAATGTGAGAAAGAATTCAATCTCACTAAGACAATGATGGAATTAGATAAGCCATTGTGTCCAGCATGTAGGATTGGAATCGATGAAGGAGATTTAGATCGACTGTTGAGAGAGAAGGGTTTGGCCTAAATGGAACGTAAGGACACGGATTTGGCGTGGTGTGCCGGATTCTTTGATGGTGAGGGTCATGTAAGCTGCCATCGTAGTTATCCAAATGAGAAGACAGGAAGAGTATCGGCTCAACTATACGCGAACGTGCCCCAAATGGAGGATAATAAAGGAATACTCGATCACTTCCAATCAATCATTGGATTCGGTAAAATCAAGGGACCATATAAGACCAAATTAGGTAGAGCGAAGTATACGATTCAATTCGGGGTGAATGAAGTAGAGAAACTATTTCTTTTACTCAAACCATATCTTCAAGAGGAGAAAACATTAGACTTTCAACGGGCACTAGTGCAATACTGGACATTCGATCATACAGCTACACCAGATGATCACATTAGAGCTATTAAACGTAATCGAAAGAAGGGAAAATTGATATGATAGAATAACGGGGTTGGGTCGCCGGCTTTGGGGGCAGTCGGCCTAACCCCTTTGTTTTCAGTCAGTTAGCCCCCCTTGACTCAGCCCGTCCGGTCTGGTAAGATGGTGGCTGGATTCACGCGTTTTCATCAGTAGAATACAGGAATCCAGAGTCTCTCAGTCAGTCAGAGCAAGTCACAATCGCTGATATCCGAAAGGACAGTAGCCATGCAACGGTTTTTCTGTAACATCTGCAACAAAATCAAGCGAGTTCAGCATCTCCCATCGAATGTGGAGAATGCATTCGCTACGATACCAGAAGAGCGTGTCGGTCAGTGTAATCGACACACTTCAGGTAGAGAACTTGCGCGCATCGAAAAGCGTGTTCCTGTCAATCTGTCACGGAAGGTGAGCTAATCATGTCACTGAATGTGAATAATTCGACATTCAAGAAAACTGGTGACTGTGAAGTATGTGATGCTACTGGGATTCCAGTACATCTCATGCATCACAGTATCTGGATGTGTGTTCCATGTAAGGACGCGGAGACTCAGGTAATCACTGAGAATCAAGAGATTGAATCGGTTCTGAAACAGTCGAAGAAAATCGATGAAACGATTCAACTGAAGACTGATATCTTCGTGGTCAAGACGATTCCAGCGATGGAATTACACGCATCCATCCTTCAGGATGATTCAATTCCTGAGAGTGAGAAGGAATACGCATTCACTAAGGCGTGTTACGAGAGATTCCTTCACATGCAATCAGTGGTTTTCGCCAAGAGGCAGGAAATCAATGAAGCGGAGAATGAACTGAGAATGTGGCAGGTCAATGTTCAGACTACTGCTGCGAAACTCAGGAGTGACAGGAGAGACGAGTTCAAGAAGCTGGATGTGAACTATACGCCGGCTAAGGTCAAGTCTCCCAAGAAAGCCGCATCATCGAAGTCTGGTAGTCAGAAACAGAAGTTCGATAGAGTGGCATGTAATGAAGCGGCTATCAAGTATGGCGTTCCATCCGCTCAGGTGCAGTCAATCGTTGTATCTAAGAATCTTGGATATGATGATGCGGCGAAGCATCTGGCCGGCCTGCTCGGTTTGTTGTAATATCAACTCTTTTCTGACATTCCGTAAGGACAGAAAATGACTAGACAGGAAGCTACTCAACGTCTCAGAGATGAGATGAATAAACACGGGCTGAAAGACTGGTCCGTGAGACTGAACACCAATCCAACAAGTCATTTCCTTGGCTTGTGTTCGCATAAGGATAAGTCGATCATCCTTTCAGCTCATCACATTGATATACATCCAACCCCGGATGTGATCAATACCATCCTGCACGAAGTAGCACACGCGCTTGTAGGTCCGGGACACGGGCATAATGAAGTGTGGGAAGCAAAGGCTCGTGAAGTTGGATGTGATAACACGCTTCCATGTTCTAATCTGTCACTCAGTCCTGCAATCATCGATGCAATTCGATCAGGTGCGGATGTTGAAGTGACATTCGATGAGCATGTAATCAGAACACCGAAGTACAATGTGACGCGCTTGCAGGATAAGTGCGAACAGTGTGGTAAGGTGGCGAAGACTGTTAAAGAGAAGCTGATTCCATCCAAATCAGAGACTTCTCCTGATATGAAAGTGATTACACTGGAGTGTGGTCACATCGTTGTCAGGAAGATCCCGAAAGGCACTCCATTCCATCAGTTTCAGATGGGTGGTTCATCTGATTGCACTCACTCATGGGATAAGAATAAGTGCGTGAACTGTGGTCGGTTCAAGCCATTCGATTTTCAGCTTGAGGGAATGAAGTTTCTTGAAGCTGCACTATCAGTGAATAACGGTGGTGCAGTTCTCGATGAAATGGGATTAGGTAAAACGATTCAGGCTGGTGGTGTAATCAAGTATCACCCTGAATTGTGGCCTACTCTCTGGATTGTGAAATCAGGTCTGAAGTATCAGTTCTCATCATTCATTCTCAACTGGTTGGGTGATGAACACGTGCCTCAGATCATCAATTCATCGAAGACTTGGCTTGTGCCGGGACTGAAGCATTACATCATTGGCTATGATATGCTTGTTCCGAAGTCTCGGACACTCAAATCAGGGAAGGTAGCCAATCAGGGATTCGATATCACGAAGTTCGATTCAATCAATCCAGTTCTCGACAGTAAGGGAAAGCCGAAGAAAGACGAGAATGGAAATCTTCTGAAGACAGGCATTCGATGTGTTGTATTGGATGAATGTCAGCAGATTAAATCTGTTGATTCGACACGGACTCAGATGGTTCGGCGCGTAGTGAAAGGCAAGAAAGTAATCGGACTATCAGGAACACCGTGGAAGAATCGTGGAAGTGAGATGTTTCCACTTCTGAATATGCTCGATCCCATGAAGTTCAACTCTGAAGAAGGCTTCAAACGCGCGTGGGTCGATGTATACTGGGATGGGAAATACATGAAAGAAGGTGGATTGAAGAGAATCCCAGCTTTCAAGCAACTGACAAAAGACATTCTAATCAGAAGGGAGCGAACGGAAGTGATGTCAGAACTTCCCCTTGTGAATAGAACGAAGCTGAATGTAGTGATGGACCCTGCTACAGAGACGGCATACGATGATGTTGTCGCAGAGTTCGTGGAATGGTATGAAGCTCAGGCTGAAGAGATGAGCGGAATGCAGATTCTTGCGATGATGGCTAAGATGCGGCATCTCGTGGCACTCGCTAAGATTCCATCCACTGAAGAGTTCGTCGAAGAGTTCGTTGAAGATACTGACAGGAAGATGGTGATCTTCGCTCACCATCAGGATGTTCAGGCTCTTCTATTTGATTCGATGAAGCAGAAGTATTCGGATCAAATGCCAGTCTTGAAGCTCACATCAGACATGAGTGGACAGGACAGATTCGAGACTCAAGAAAAGTTCAATGCTTCACCACGCGCAATCTTGGTTGCAAGTACACTCGCGGCAGGTGAGGGATTGAATCTCCAGACGTGTTCAGACTGTATCATTCATGAACGTCAGTGGAATCCTGCGAATGAAGAACAGGCAGAAGGTCGATTCATTCGTATCGGTCAGACGGCAACTAGTGTGAATGCAACATACGCACACATGGAAGGGCTTACAACCATCGATCCTCAACTCGATCAAATCGTTGAGAGGAAACGTGTTCAATTCCATAATGCCATGAACAATGGTGAACTGTCACGATGGAATGAGAACTCGATCATCAAGGAATTGGCTACATCAATCGTAAACGCGCATAACGCGAAGAAGAATCGTCAGATCCTTTCATCAACTGTCGCGAAGTAACTGACAGATAGGGGCCGCGCATCTTACACGCGGATCAACTGATTCAATCACTGAATCTAAATACAGGAGACGAAATGGAATACAAGGCACTCACACTCATTCAGTCAGCTCAGTTCGACAAAGGTGCGAAGCATTCTGAATTGACGTGGACCGTCATCTCTGCGACCCGTCAGATGAAAGGCATCTCACGTGCGGCGCGTATCAAGAGAGGTGAAGGGAAACGTGGTGGTCTGATCTCTCGGAGAAATGGAGTAAAGTGATGGTGGCAGTCGGATTCATCATGTTCGCTCTGTCACTGGCATTCTGTCTGTCGGCATCTCAGTCTGAGTAATTCAGAGAAAGAGGAGAGTGTGAAATGACTGTGTTGAAATACATCATTCAGTCGAAGATCTGCAACACGGCTGAACTGCTGGAATTGAAGCGTGAACACGACGCGGACTGGCAGGTGATTCAGATGTGGGCGCGTGAAGAGATGAAGAGGAACAACGTGGAGATCGAAGAGTCCAACAAGTAAGTGTGGATAGACCTGTCCCATGCTCTAACACAGTGTGGGACAGGTCTTCCATTTCATCCAGTCCATTCAATAAAATGAATGAATTGAATCAAGTGGATCTATCCTGTGCGCCTTTAACTGAATTTGACTAAACAAGGAGAATGTAAGATGTATGCCAAGAATCGAATGAATCCACGTGGACTTCAGTTCCATCTCATGCAACTCTCTGATGGGATGACAGAGATTCGATATAGATCGAAGAAGATCACGGTGAATCATGACATTGAACGCATCAGTCAAGGTTGGTACGACTGGTGTATTGGTGGATGTTTCATTCAATCGGCATTCGATTTCCTCAGTCCATCAGAGAGAGAATTTCTGATGACTGGAATCACTCCTGAAGAGTGGGAAGCTACATTCACTGAAACTGAAGAAACTGAAGAAAAAGGACTGGGGAAGGAATGATGGACGATCGAATTGCAATGAGACTGGTGGAAGCAATTGAGCAGATTGCCAAGACATCATTGAAGAATGATGAGATACTGCTCGATACCATCAATGCTCTCACTACTGAAGTGAAAGAACTTGAACGTCGAATCTTTCAGTTGGAGTCAAGTCTGGATGAAAGGACTCAGATTCGATGACACGAAAATCTGAGAAGAAGTCATGTAACTGTGAGTTCTGTATCGCCTGTGATGTGTGCAATCACTCAGCAGATTCGCATGTAGCAGGTGATGGGAACTGCATGATGAAAGGATGTGATTGTGCATCACATCACTCATGGGTCATCAGTATTTGGGAACGAATGAGTCAGTCACAGAGAAATGATTACGACTCATTCACTCAATTCGCGGACAGAATGATGGAAGCGAAGAACACGGTAGTCAATCAACTGAATGGATCAATCGCATTCATTCAGTTCGATGATTCTACGATTCACTAATCAAGAGATCTGATCCGGGAGGACAGACTAATGAAACTGAAACTCATTAAGCCTGAAGTGTTTCAAACTGAATACACGAAATCAGGTAAGCCAAAGATCAAGAGATTACCGAAGAAGAATGGAGTCGTTCGGAAGACTGCATCTCTTGGTGCGTATCAATATCAGAAAGATGAGCTGAAGAAACGCGCGCGTGCTAAGGGAATGACTGTCTCGTACTACTTGAACTACGTTCTCTGGAGTGAATGGCTGTGAATCAAATCAACATTATCATTCCATACATTCATCGAGGTCAGTGGGTATTCGATGATATGGATAAAGGTCTTAAACGTGAGCCATTCGTTGGTGGATCAGATCTGATCATCGATAAGCTCACACAAGGAATATCAGGTGCAGACATGGGATTCATTCTCATGTTCTCATCAGGTCCATTCCCTGAAGCTCAGTCCAAGTTTACATGGATTGAATCAGGTCTTGGAGGTAACTGGTATTCATCTGAATCCTTCGGTATGAATGGATGGCTCTGTCCTGCTCTTCTGAAATATTTCGATGAAGCTCCGAAGGAATTGTATGTCAGGGCAAGAGGAATCAAGTGACTGACATCTCTGAATCCAATCTGTTGATTCTACCACAACAGAAGAAGAACGTCATACTAGATGCGACGAATCTGTCTAGTCTGATGAGCTGTGGTCAGTTCTATGACTTCAGATTCAATCATCGATTCATGTCCACGAAAGGGAAGTCGAACTCCTTAGAGGTAGGTTCGTTAATCCATAAGGTCTTGGAGGTGTTTTATCGACATCAGATCAATGGATTTCCGCGTGCAACATCGATCGGAAATGGACTCATTGCCGGGCAGTTATACGTCAATGGCTGTCCTCATTGTGCTGATATTCATAATGCATCACCTGAGTGTGGGCATGAACAGGGTGAATATCCGGGTGTCTTCAATACGCCGGAAGTCGATGAGAAGTATTCAGTTGGCTGGCGACGAGCATTGAAGACATGTGAAGAGTACTTCGATTTCTATAAGAACGATGCATTCGTTCCACTGACGGCAGAAGATGTCAGAGGTGAAGTCCTCTACGAGGATGATGAGATCAGAGTACTCTGGAAAGCGAAATTCGATCTAATCATTGACACGAATCAGATTGGTATCGTGTCAATGGATCACAAGACATTCAAACAGCGGCGTGACAAGTCTTCACTGAGCAATCAGTTCATGGGTCACTGTCTTCTACTCAAGTCGAGGAATGTAATCGTCAATAAGATTGGCTTACAGACCTCCTTGAAAGTAGCTGAACGAATGACACGGGAAGTAGTCTCTTACTCATCAGATCGACTACTTGAATGGCAGTCACAGACTCTGCCCTACTACGCCTATAAACTGATTCAGTTCAGAGAATCAGAGTATTGGCCCCCTGATTACACGCATTGTGATACGATGTACGGCCCGTGTCCATACAAGGGAGTCTGCGAATCGAATCCCAACATGCGTGTTGAAGTGCTCCGAAATGATTTCACTGTGGGTCCGAAATGGGATCCAACTAACAAGGAAGAAGAATAAGATGGTACACTATGGGCTGGAAGTCGAGGAATACTGTCCTCACTGTGATCGTGTAACTCTGCACAAGTCACTTCCTGATGATGTGTTTGATTATGCGATCAAATGCATGGAATGTGAGACGGTGTGGGAAGCTGAACCTCCAGATCTTGAAGACACAGAAGGAGAAGAAGATGACTCAGATGAATAACTTCACTCAGTATCGTCGAAGTCAGATCGCTGAGATGCGTCCATACATTCAGGACGAAGACATGACAGGAATCTCAATCTCTGATGTGGATGTGCGTAATGGATCTCCGAAAAAGGGAGACATGATTGCACGTAATCCTCAGAATCATGAGGATCAGTGGCTCGTCTCTGCTGATTACTTTAAGGCGAATTTCGAGCTTATCCAGCAGAGAAAGACAGATTCGGAGAACTAATGCCAGCTAAAGGTCAGGAAACAGACGTAATCGCTAGATTAACTGCTAAGACTGTTTATGAAGGTGAATGCTGGCTGTTTACTGGCAAATTGACTGGTAAGGGATACGGAAACATCTGGTACCAAGGTAAGATGGTTCGTATTGGTCGATTGATATGTCATCTAATCGGTGGTATGGATCTAGATGATCAATCATGGGTAGCAGCCCATAGACCAATATGTTCAAATAAGAATTGTTGGAATCCTGCTCATTTGTATCCGACAACTCAGGAACAAAATGTTCAGGATCAAATCAATGCTGGTACATTTTACTATGGAACTGAGAATTTAAATGGTGGAGAGAATTTCAACAAGGAGAATTGGATGAAAAATAGGGGAGATAAAGATGCCTGATATGACTTCTGTGAACTTTGATGCACTCTATGTACTACTGAAGGGGGAACCCGGAACACGTAAGTCAACACAGGCTCTATCATTCCCCGGACCTCAGTATTGGTTTTCATGGGATAGGAAGATGAATGGTATCTATCTTCCCATGAGAAAATGGGGACTGGACCCGAAGAACATTACATTCGATGACTATGATGACTGGACTAAGCCAAAGAAAAAGTTGGAACAGTTCCAGACTGAATGTAAGTACAAGACTCTCGTGTTCGATTCAATCACTTCAATGGCAGACATGACACTACGTCAGACTGTTAAGTTGAAGTATGGTGTGACTCGATCATCAGGTGCTCAAGCAGGTAAACTAGTCGGAGGCATTGCAGTCAATGAGATCGAAGACTACAATGCTGAGAGTTCAGCTCTCAATGAGCTGATTGCGCTGACAAAGGATATCAACATCTTCCATAAGGTGAATATCATACTTATAGCGCACGTCGTGAAAGCAGAGTATCGTGACACGACGAAGAACGTGACTCATATTTCTCGGCAGATCGTAACAGCCGGGAAGAATATCGCTGCTAAAATCCCTGCATATTGTGGTGAAGTCTATCACTTCAATATCAAGAAGGGATTTGACCCATCACTAGGAGGTGACTATTCACTACTGACAGAGCATACAGGTGATGACTTTGCTCGAACTGCATTAGGACTGGATAAGGAGATTCTCTTTGGTGAGAAGCCTCTTTATGACACCTACATCAGACCAGCAATCACCAAACTCAACACAGCCTACACACCAACAACCAAGTTCTAAGGAGACAGAAGTGCCTATCATCTCTTTTTCGGATCGTGACATGAACCGCGGGAAGGTAGTTGAACCCGCATGGTACGTAATGAACATCATCAGCGTCGGAGAAGCTCCGTCGAAGGATGGTGGTTCAACCAATTACCCTGTCGAGGGGAGCATTGTCAAGAACGCTGACAATGGCTCTGAGGAATACGCGGGTGTTCCTATCGACTGGAACTTCAATTCCAAGGCGATCGGATTCGCTGTGGGCTTTCTGTCAGCATTCGGTGTTGATGTGAAGGCAGGCGCACGATTCGATCTGGCGAACGCTGCTGGAAAGCAGATTGAAGTGTTCGTGGAGAATGGTGAGTGGCAGGGACGCATTGTGAATCGCGTCAACCACAAGTATCGTGCTCTGCGGAACAACTCGTAACATCTGAGTGAAACATGAGATGGGATAGGCGTGACCTATACTATCCCATCTCATTCATTTAAAGTAGGTCCAACCCAAGTGGAGTGTGTCATGAGACAGTTTGAATTCGCATCATCTGAGCGAGAGCCAGTACAGTTGGATCTTCCATTCGATCCTCCTGTTCATCCCGTCATTCAGGAGACTGAAGAAGAGGAAGAAGATGATGATGACGATATCATCGATGAGGATGATGAGGAAGATGAAGAGGAAGATGCTGAACTCGATGATGACGGCATCGAGGACGAAGAGGAAGACGAAGACGCTGTAATCACAGATCCGAACCCATCAGGGAATGTGTAGGAAGCTCATAGCTTGCTAGTGGTTCATTCTCCCCATTAGCATAAGTTGACACCTGCTCTACCCTGATGATAGGACACGCATCCAATGCTGTGAATCCAGCTCACGGGTGCGTGTCCGCCTCATTTCAGGACAAGGAAAATGACTGAACAGACTGTACAGACGAATCAGAGTAATCGAATCTCAGGTCGAATCATCAAGGTCAGTAAGGATGGTTGGGGATTCATATCCTCTAGGGATATTCAATTCACACGCATCTTCTTTCACTGGACCTCACTCAAACAAGACACACTTCCTTTCTTGGAATTGAAGACTGGAATGATTGTCGAGTTCACTCCGATGCAGATTCCTGATAAGGGATGGCGTGCGATTCATGTACGTGTGACTGATAAGCGTGAGAAGCCTCTCACTATTGAAGAATCAGCACTTGGAGAGGAACCAAATGAAGCCACTACTATTGATCCCACTGAACATTCGATGCCCCCATTGCAAGAATGATGACAGGACACTAATGGAACAAATTGCAGCGGATGTTACCTTATGTAATGTCTGCTCCAAATTGTTTCGTCTGATTTTCACTGACGGAATCACTCGTGTCAAGGAAGTGAATTAGGAGGAACTGATGCAGAAGGAATTATTGACTGAAGTACTCGATCAGTGGAATGTAGCCCAACTAGATACGTACTTGAAGATGCTTTCAGAAAGGAAGGAACAGTTGGATGAATGGATGCGCATCGTTCAGAACATTCGACGGGCTAAAGTAAAACAAATGAATCGAAAGAAACCACTCGATAATGGAACGAGGGGTGGATTGGGATGAAACATGTATACTGGATCAAATGGAATAACCAATTGAAACCAGAAAGATGGGAATGTGATAACTTAGATGAATTTTGGCATCGTCTAAGAGAACATTTTCTCAGGAATCCCGATATTCTTGAATGGATGATACGAGATTGACTACTGAACTAGAAGAATATATCAGACAGTTGAAGCTAAGACAGGAAGTTCTTATCAGAAATATTGAAATTACAGTGATGAGAAGAACTTTAGAATTTGCACAGGACGCTGTCAAAGCTATAGGAGAGATTAGTGTAGATGAATGTAAGGAGGCAATTAAGCGTATGTTTTGTGAAGAAATGGATAAACTGAGATGACTGAAAAGAAGTATATAGCTGGAACTGGACCGATTGGAGCTAAGATAGTCATTCTAGGTGAAGCTCCATCTATCGAGGACACTATAGCAGGGAAACCATTCACTGGACCTCCTGGTAGAGAGTTAGATCGTCTATTGAAGGATGCGGGTCTACCTCGATACGAGTGTTGGACAACCACTGTATCGAAGTATGAGGTTCCTCCGAATCAAGGAAAGAAGAAACTTCCTTTTCATGTCAGGGCTAGAAATCATGGCATTGATATGGATCAACAACTTGACGAACTACGGACTGAAATAAATGAAATCAAGCCGAACTGTATTCTGTCTCTGGGTGGGACTGCTTTGTGGGCGCTTTCAGGAAAAACCAAGATTAGTAACCACAGAGGATCTATCAGTTGGGGAATGGGCACTAAGTTTGTGCCTACCTATCATCCCGCGCATCTTCTACATAGCAGTGCAGGTGGAGAGATTAAGGGATACTGGAACCGGCAGGTGATGATTCATGATATCAAACGCGCACATGAGGAATCATTCAGTCCGACTCTTCAACTACCGACACGAGTCCTTCAAGTGTGTAGAAATTCAGGGGAGTTACATGAATTTCTTCAGAGATACTCTAGTTCTGAATATCAGAAAGTAAGTGTAGATATTGAAGCAGGTGGTCATTGTCTGCCCATCTGTATAGGTTTGTCCTTCCACAAAGGACATGGAATGACAGTTCCTCTATGGAATAAAGATGATATATCGGATATTCCTGACTCAGATTTGGCAACTATTTGGGCAATGTTATCGAAAGTTCTGTGGGAAAAGAAAATCGTTGGACAGAACTTTAATTACGATCGTGACAAGATCGGACGATTGGGCTTTGCCATTAGGTATCTCCACAGTGATACTATGCTCAAAGCCTTTGCTATTAATCCTGAACTCCCAAAAGGGCTTGCATTCAATACAAGTATCTATACCCGAGAACCCTTCTACAAGGACGAAGGTATGTATGAGGGGTCGATTAGAGATCTACTCATCGGATGTGCTCGGGACGCTTGTGTTACACTGG